ACGCTATCGCCACCAAGATGGATGCAGACCTAATCGCTTTGTTCGATGGGTTCAGCACTGCCTTTGGCGCTGCCGCGCAAGAGATCACTGTTGCTGATCTGTTCAAGGCTGCTGCTACCTTGCGTAACAACAAGGCACAAGGCGACATCTTCGCGGTTGTAAACCCTTTCCAAGCGTATCAACTGAAAGCCAACCTAACCAATACCTTCGCTAACCCCAACGGTGGTGACGCGCAGAACACGGCTATGGTTAACGCTTACGTTGGAACCATCGCTGGAATCGACATCTACGAGTCATCCAATGTGACTGTAGACGGTTCTGGTGACGCGAAAGGCGCTGTCTTCTCACGCGAGGCTTTGGCTATCGCTATGAAGCGCGACTTCCAGATCGAAGCGCAACGAGACGCATCGCTACGGGCCTTCGAGCTTAACGCTACCGCCATTTATGGTGTGGGCGAGCTTGATGACACCTATGGCTGCGAGATGTTGTTCGACGCTAGCATCTAGAGCGTTTGGATGGCCCTGCCCCTATCTCTCCTTTGGGGTGGGGCCGTCCCTTTTTTGGAGGTTCTATTGGCTATAACTTACCGAGGCGAGCGGTTCGAGGGTTACAACAAACCCAAGCGCACACCCAAGCACCCAGAGAAAAGCCATGCAGTATTGGCAAAGGAAGGCGACAAGGTTCGTTTAATTCGTTTTGGGGCGCAGGGCGCTGACACTAAACCGCCAAGGAAGGGTGAAAGCGAAGCAGACAAGGCAAAGCGCAGATCCTTCAAAGCGCGACACGCCAAGAATATCGCCAAAGGCAAGATGTCTGCGGCATTTTGGGCCGATAAGGTTAAATGGTAGGGGCATAACATGGCATTTTCTCAAGACTCCGATCTGGTAGCCCTTGTCCCTGACATTCTGGACTTTGGCATTACATCTTTTGCGACCGAGCACGCGAAAGCTCAAACAGATTTGACCCGTACCATCCGAAACGAGTGGTGGTATAAGAAGCAGATCCCAGGGGAAATGAACCCTGCCTACCTGACCGACTCCCAGTGGACACGCTGTAATTCATATCTCGTTCTGTGGAAGTACGCGCTCCCTCAGTTAACTAACTGGGTGCAGGATGACCGATTCCTCAACATGATTACTTTCTATCAGCAGCGTTACAACGAGGAGTTGGTTGCGGTGTTTGCTGACGGTGTTGAGTATGACGATGACAACAGCGGCACCATTGAAGATGATGAGAAAGGTATTGTCGCTTATGGGCGACTCACACGATGAGCATCAAGATTGACGTCAAGACGTTCCCTGAAGACTTCACGAAGATTACAAGGGCGCAGAGGCGTGATGTGAAGCGCGGTGTGACCAAAGGTATAGCTCGGGCGGCATTAAAAGGTAAGGAGATCATTGACGAGCGCACCAGTAGGGGCATGGGTATCAACGGCAAGTTCGCAGGCTACCCAGAGAAATATAAAACATGGCTTGAAGCTGCTGGCTACCCTACTACGCCCGTTGACTTAGAGAACGAAGGCGACATGCTGCGATCTATGCAAGCGGCGGTCACTAGCTCTAATGAGGCTGTCTTGTACTTTGATAACGCTACGCAAGCTAAGAAAGCGGCGTTTAACAACCGTATCAGACCTTTCTTTGGTTTCAACAAGAAGGAAGAAAAGGTGTTGGCTGATGTGTTCAGGAAGCAGTTACAACTATGAGCGCGAGAGAGAACATAGCAGGCAATCTGGTGACTTCGCTACAAGCGGTGACAACACCAACAGACATCAAGTTCGTGACCCGCGAGCCGTTTGATTTTGACAAGTTGAGCAACGCGCAATATCCGGCGGTGCTAGTCAGAACCACGAACGAAAACAGGGAAGATGCAACCGTGGGCGGGAGTATGACCCAGCGGTTCGGCACGATTGATTACCAACTTGTCTGCTATGTCAAAGGGACGGGCTTGGACGAAGCAAGGAATAACATCGTCGAGGCTATAGAGGAAAAGCTAGACGAAGACAGATCGCGCGGCGGCTATGCAATTGACACACAGATTGTCAGCGTAGAAACCGACGACGGCAGCATTACCCCCATCGGTGGGGTGATTTTAACGGTACGCATTGAGTACCAGTACACTCGTGGAACAACCTAAGGGGTTTAATCATGGCAACGACTAAAGGCTCAAGCGGCGTAGTCAAATTGGCGGTAAGTGGCGGCAGTGCCACTGCTATGGGTGAAGTCCGTAGCTTCACGCTTTCAGAATCAGCAGACACCATCGAGGATTCGGTTATGGGCGACACCGCCCGAACCTATGTTGCCTCGTTGAGCACTGCCTCTCTTTCTATGGACGTTTATTGGGATGATGCAGACGCAGTCCAGCTAGTGATGGACACGAAAGCAGACCTAGATTGGGAACTGTATCCAACAGGAAGTGGTACTGGCGAGAAGTATTACAGCGGCAGCGGCATCCTAACCAGCAAAGAAATCACGGCGGCCTTTGATGGTATGGTAGAGGGAAGTTTTGAGATTCAAGTCTCAGGCGGCATTACCGAAGCAACCGCATAAGGAATCCTAGAATGGGTTTAGCTAAAGAATTACGAAACAGAAGACAAGTGAATGCGAGACGGATAGAGGTCGAGGCGTGGGCTGATCCTGATGGACAGCCCTATGCCATGTTCTGCTTCCCGATCACCTGCTATGACATCAACCAACTCCAAAAGAAGCATCCTAAGTTTATGGAAAACACGACGATGGCGGCAATGATTGACCTGATCGTCATGAAAGCCAGCGACGAGGATGGTAATCGGTTGTTTACGTCGGCAGAAGACAAAAACGATTTGATGGGCGAGGAGACGGGCGTTATTTCCAGTATCGCTGAACAGATGTTCGCTGAAATCGAATCCACGGAGGATTTGGAAAAAAACTGATTGCCGATTCGTTGAGGTTCAACCTCATATCCTTGGCGGATCGGCTACACATGAGCATCGGCGAAGCCGAGCAGATGCCCCTCTCTGAGTTCTATGAATGGGTGGCGTACTTCAAGATAATGAGCGAGAGGCAAGAAGATGGCTGAAGAAGTCAAAATCTATATCAAGGCGATAGACCAGACTAAAAAGGGCTTCGCAAAAGCTGCTAGTGGTATCAAGAGCCTCGCCGGTAAAGTCCTAAACCTGAAGACTGCGCTAGTTGGGGTAGTTGGCGCTGGCGGTTTCGGTGCCTTAATCAAATCATCAATTGACGCGGGGGACCAGTTAGCTAAAACCGCTGACAAGTTAGGCGTCACTACAGAAGCCCTTGCGGGCTTACGTCACGCAGCAGAGCTTACAGGCGTCTCTACGGGCACGATGGACATGGCGATGCAGCGTTTCACCAGACGCGCTGCGGAAGCCGCACAAGGCACTGGAGAAGCTGTAGGAGCACTCCGTGAGCTTGGGATAGATGCCGAATCTATAACTAGACTGCCGCTAGATGAGCAAATGAACGTCGTAGCGGACGCTATGAAAGGCTTGGACAGTCAGGCTGACAAAGTACGCATAGCCATGAAGCTGTTTGACAGTGAGGGTGTGGCACTGGTCAACACCCTTGGCGGTGGATCTGAGGCGCTAAAGGCTATGACGGCGGAAGCCGAGCACTTTGGCGTTACGCTCTCCCGCACTGATACAGCGCAGATGGAGGAGGCCAACGATGCCATCACAAGGCTCAAGGCAGTATTCACTGGCCTGACCAATCAACTAGCGGTAGCTTTCTCGCCGATTATCACGTTTGTCGCCAACGCATTCCGCCAATCCGCCCTAGATGCGTCTGACTTCGGGGCGATAGGCCAAAAAGTAGCGAGCGCGATGATAAGGGCTTTCGGTTTTGTGAGAAACAATTTGCACTTTTTGCAGATAATGTTTACTCATATCAAGTTAGCTGTCCTGCAACTTGCTAACGCTTTTGGGCAAAAGCTAGTACCCGTCTTAGATTTCTTCATAGAAAAGTACAACAAGATGGCGGCCAGTATGGTCGGCGGTCTACTCGGCATGGAGAAGCTAGGCACAACCGGCAAGGAACTGGTCGCTGGCTTGCCTGAGGCGATAGCTGCAACTACTACCGCTTTAGAAACATTGAAGGAGTCAAATCCTGGGGCGCAGCTAGTAGTTGATATGGAAGCCTTTGGCGTGGCTAGCAGAAAAACAGCAGAGGACATAGCTGCCGTATCGGCCGCAGTGACAGGGGCAACTGGAACTGACGATGGCGCTAAAAACATCGCTGACAGACTACACGACAGCTTCGACAAGCTACTTAAAGATATGCCGACTGTTCAAAAGAGCCTAGACAAAATCGCCGGCACAACAATGAAGAACATGTCGGACGGCCTGATGAATGTAGTCAAGGGCACGATGTCGCTGAAAGATGCGTTCAAGAAAATGGCGCTGGATATGATCGCGCAGATGATACAGATGTTTATCATCGACAAGATAACTGGCGGCTTTATGTCTTTTGCCAAAGGTTTAACCGGCAAGGCTATCGGCGGCCCTGTTCAGTCTGGTCAGCCTTACATGGTTGGGGAGCGTGGGCCGGAGATGTTTGTGCCTAACCAGTCAGGCTCTATTGTGCCGAACAAAGGGATGGGCGGGGGCGTTACTGTTGTTAACAACGTGGACGCTAGGGGTGCCGGCGCCGATGTAGACCAAAAGATTAGATCAGCAATGCAACTGACTTCCCAGCAGACTATAATGAAGATCCAAGACTTGAAGCGGCGCGGGAGATTCGCATAGATGACTACTTTCGCCTTCCCTGACATCACCCCTACCAGTAGCACGTTTGAGCTTGTTTCTAACACAAGGGTATTCCAGTCCCCGCTCACTAACGCTGTCCAAACTAGCTCCCGCAAAGGTTCTATGTGGAAAGCGACATTGCAGTTTTCCAACCTGACTGGTGATGAGCGAGCCGAGATGCAGGCGTTCTTAGTTAAGCTGAACGGGCAGCAGCATAGGTTTGAGTTGAAAGATCACTCGTACACTAGAAGGGGCGCTGGTGGCGGGACTTTGCGCGTCAACGGTGGTAGTCAATCGGGCACCACTCTTCTTTGTGACGGCGCGACTGCCAGCGTTAACAATTATTTAAGAGCCGGTGATTACATAAGTTTTGACGGCCAACTTTATATGGTCGTCGCTGACGCCAACAGCGATGTCTCTGGGCAAGTCACGCTTTCAATAGCTCCCCCTTTGAGGTTTTCACCTGTTAACAACAGGATTGTCACATATTCGGGTGATGTGGAAGGCGTGTTCATGTTGGCAGGCCCAGCATCTTGGGATACGCAGCTGGGTATAGTTTCTAATTTTACACTTGAAGCAGTACAGGATGTTCTAGCAACATGAGTAGAGGTTTCCCTTCAGCAGTTCTCGATGCGTTATCAGCACAGCATGTCGCATTGGTTACGTTTGCCAAG